CATTATATATTCTCGGAGCGCGATGGTTCGACGATCTACGACTGGGCGAAGCGACACATCATCCTGCCGGAGTCTTACGCAACCGCTGGGCCATTCAACGTGCGGATCACGCCGTGGCTCATTCCGATCTTCGATGCGCTGCAAGACCCGCTGATTCGGCGAGTCCACTTTCGCAAAGCGGTGCAGATCGGCGGCACGCTTGTCGCTGACATCTGGATACCGTGGTTGATCGCGAACGACGCTGGGCCGATCTCTTGGACGATGCAGACCGATGAGATGATCGAGAAACACGCTAAGTCGCGACTCAATCCATTGCTCGAAAGGTGCAAGCCGGTCGCAAGATTGCTGCCGCGAGTTGGGCCGATGCGAACGACGACCGACATTTATTTCGGTGGTTTCTTTTTGACGATGAACACCGCTAACCTTTCGACGCAGCAATCGCAGTCGATCCGCTACAAGGTGAACGACGAGATTTGGTTACCGAAGTGGCAGGAGGTCTACGGTCACGCGATTGCTCGCGTCAGCAAATTTGAGGAGGTCGGACGGTCTAAGATTTACAACGTGTCACAAGCGCCGGTCATGGATGCGGAGACTGGCAACGTTGAGGACGTGAGCTACCGCACAGGCAACCAGCAGGAGTGGCACGCGCTTTGCCCAGAGTGCAAGCAACCGCATCCGATTATCTTCGATCAGCCTCCGCTGGTGAAGGACGGTCGGCGAGGCGGGGTGGTCTGGGATCGCACGGCGCAGCGCGATGACGAGACTTGGGATGTCAAAAAGGCGTCAGACTCGGCTCGGTTCCGTTGCATAAATTGCGGTCACGAACAGCCGGACACGGACATGACAAGAGCGCACTGGCGTAATACAGGTCATTACATTTCGCAGCGTAAGGACGCACCGAAGGAGGTCGTGAGCTTTAGGATCGAGGCGCTGGTCACGCGACCGATGCAGTTTTTGGTCGAGGAGTTTTGCGAGGCTGAAAACAATTACCTTCGCAACGGTGACGAGCGTATGAAGATTGAGTTTAGAACCAAGCGCGAGGCGCGTCCGTGGATCGTCGAACGCAAAGCGGTGAACATCCTAATCAAGTCAAGTGGTTACAAGGTCGAGGATTACGCGCAGGGTCAGCCGGTCGAGCATGAGACGATCCGCTTCATGGCAATCGACCGTCAGCAAGACCATTGGTGGGCTGAGATCGGGGCGTTCAGTTCCACGACTGGGCCTCGCTATCGTCAGCTTTACTTCGGTCGCGTTGAGACTCGCGATCAACTGCGTGCGCTGCAAATGCGATACAAGGTCGCAGACGCTTGCACGACGCAAGATCGAGGCTATCGACCGGCAGAGGTTGACCGCGATTGCGCTGAGTTCGGCTGGCGCGGGATGCGTGGTCACGGTCGCAAGACGTGGACAATGCGCGACGAGAACAGCGGGACTCTGATTAACTTCCCGCACTCCGAGCCTCGCATCAGCGACTATCGAGGCGGCGACGTTTATTATTATGACTGGTCGGGTGATTATTTTAAGGACGTTCTTCAGATTGCGTTAGAAGGCAAAGGCGACCTGCGCTGGGAATTGCCGGACGATGTGAACGCGCTTTACCTAGAACACTTGCGCGGCGAGTCGAAGATCGAGATCAGGACTGGCGTCTGGGAATGGCGGGAGGTCAAAAGTAACGCACCGAATCACGGTCTGGATACGAGCGCGGCAATGCTATGTATGGCGACCATTGCTGGCATCGTTCGATTCACACCATCAACAGTTACTGTCTAATTTGACACGCCGTGCGTTATTGCATGGCACTCGACAATCCTTTCATCGGTATTGAGCAAGCGACTTTGCTCTCATTAAAAATCAAGGTGGTCTCGGCAATCGAGGCTTGCTTGCTAAATCAAAGCTACTCGCTTAACGGTAAAAGCGTGTCGCGTGCCGACTTAGGTCGCCTCAATGAAATGCTAGGTCAGCTGCAAGGCGCTATTGACTTAGCAAGCGGTAATGCCGAAACAGTTACCTTCTTGAGCTTCAACGGAACATAACAAATGGAAAACTTCGACGCTTCAAAAGTCCTGCAAAATCGTCCTTGGATCGAGCGTGCGCTGGACAATGTCGCGCCGCAATGGTCGTTGAAGCGTTTAGAGGCTCGCGTGAGCAAGGCGTTGTTTGAATATAACGCATCGCAAAGCTCGCGCATCTACCAACCCAAAACGATGGGCTTGCCGTCGGAGTCGAGCCAGACGCAGCGTAGTCGGATCGTAATGATGTGGGAGGCTCGCGATCTGGTCGAGAATCTGCCAGAGGCGCGTGAGGTCAGTCGCAAGTTTGGCAACTATTTAACGCCTCACGAGTATTCTCCGGCGACAGGTGACCGTGCTTACAACGCAACGATCAGCGAATACTTTCACTCATGGTGCAAACGCGCTGATGTAACTGGTCGGCATTCGTTTAAGAAGCTCGTGCAACTGGCAGCCGAAGAGCGACCAGTTGACGGCGATTGCGGATTCGTGATCCGGCGAGTTGGCGAGGAACTCAAGTTGCAACTCGTGCCTAGCACGCGCATTGGCAACCCAAACAACTCTGGACTTGATGCAGAAAACTATACCCAAGGAATTATCACAAATGAATATGGTCAACCGATTGCTTACCGAATTTACAGGGTTGATAAAAATGGTGTCTACTTCGGCGCGGAAGATATTCCAGCGGCGCAGTTCTGTCATTACTTCGACCCTTTCCGAGTCGATCAGTATCGAGGAGTCACCGATTTCCACGCGGCCATCAGGACGGCGCGTAGCCTCTACGAAATCCTTGAAGCCGAAAAAGCGGGTGTCCGTTTCGCCTCGCAGCAAGCTGCTTTAGTATTTACGGATCGAGGCACGGCAAATCCGCGCAACTTATTTCAGCCGAGTCCAGCGGTAACATTGCCAAGCGGTCAGGCGCAGAAAAACGAACTCAGCGAGGTCGGGACGATTCGTTATTTCGGTAACGCGGATAAGATTGAGGTCATGCCGTCGAGACCTTCACAAGCGTTTGCTGGCTTCGTTCAGCACTTGATGCACGAGATCGCGCTCGGTGTCGGCGTGCCGGAAGGTGTTTTATTTGGAACGCAAGACTACAAGGGGCCAAGCGTTCGCGCAGAATTTGCGGCAGCGGATCGCGTGTTCACGCGGCATCAAGGCGTGCTAGTCGATAAGGTTCTTGATCCGATCAAGGACGCGGTGATTCTGGACGCGATTGCACGCAACGAGATCACGCCACCGGCATTGCTGGCTGGCGAGACGATGGTGCAAGCCTTGCGTCGCGCAACCTGCGGCGAGTGGCGCTTTCCTGCCAAGCTCTCGATCGATGTCGGTCGCGAGTCGGCGGCTAACATGAGCGAGAATAAGCAAGGCGCGAAGTCGCTGCAAGAGATCGCGGCTGAAGAAGGCACAGATGCTTTCTCGCGGCTTGAGCAGATCGCAATCGAGGCGAGTTTCGTCAAAGAACTTTCTACGAAATACGAAGTGCCGGAGACCTCGATCCGGCTTGTCACCAACTCACTTCCATCGACTCCGGCAGCGGCAGCGGCAGCGGGTGAGAATGTCGGTGCGGCAGCGGCAGACGCGCAGAACGCAAGCGCACAACCAAGTGCAAAGCCAGTCGAGGTTACAACCACGGATACACCTGCTGAGTTACCTTTGCAGCCGTTTGAATCAGAACACGTCACGATCAACTTCGCTGACGGCACTTACATTCCGACAAACGCGATTGCAGAGAACGCAAGGCAAGCACTCAAGGTGCGTGATACTAAGCCAGCGTCGCAACGCGGCATGACCTCGGTGGGCTTGGCTCGCGCTCGCGATCTGATGAATAAGCGCCCTCAGTCCGAGGACACGGTGCGCCGGATGAAAGCATTTTTTGACCGGCACGAGGCTGACAAGCAGGGCGAGACTTGGGACGAAAAAGGCAAGGGCTGGCAGGCGTGGAACGGCTGGGGCGGCGACGAGGGTTACGTCTGGGCAACCTCAATCGTGGAGCGTTTGAATAAGCAAGCCGACGCGCAGAAAATCAATGCGGCATCCGCAGAGGTGCGGCAGACGTTTGCGGCAATCACACCACCAGCACCAGAGGAGTGGCTGGACGCCGTGCAGAATTATCGCAGGAAACAGAATCTGCGAGTCGATGAAATCAAGGCTAGTATCATCGGTGAGAAATCAATTATTGAACTGACCAAGAAAGAATACGAATTGCCGAAGCCTAGTTCCGAAGAAACGCACGGCGAGAAGCATCCTAAAGCTGGGAAATAAATAACATGATTCACACGCAGACCCAAATCGACAACCTAATCGAACTGGCAATCATCCAGCGCGTTGAGCTACGCAAACTCGTTGAGTCGTTGCCGGAGCTTCGCACGCATCTCTCCGTTGAGATCGAGCGTAATCTAAATGAGATCGAGCCAGCGATGCGCGAGGAGTTGCAGGCTTATTTACTGACCGCATCACAGAGCGAACACGCTATCCTTGGCAACTCGCTCAAGCAAAAGATTGCGGAACTAGCAGTCAGTTTAGAGGACACGACCGCGCAGAAGTATTCGGTGTTGATGAACGAGCGTGCGGAGAATGATCGACTGCTGATCAAGGCAGAGGCACGGATCGCAGAGGCTGCGATTGCTTTACCTTCAGCGGTCAAAGAGATCGTCCTCGATGAGCTTTCACGTTTCCCGCGAGCGAATCAAATCGACCAACTTCGAAAAGAATTTGCAGAGCCAGCGAGCTTGAATCCTCGCGGCAAGTGGCAGATCGGTGAGACCTATAACAAGCTCGATCTCGTGTCGATTAACGGCAACAGCTTTATTGCGAACGAGACAACGACGGAAAAGCCGACGATGAACTCGACGGCGTGGACGCTTAACTCGTCGAAGGGTGGTGTTGGTGCTGGCATCACTTCGATCACGGAACTTACTGGAACACCAAGCAACGGACAGACTCTGATCGGTAACGGTCAAGATTACGTAAAGTCGACCCTGACTGCTGGTAACGGTATATCCATCACGAATGGTGCTGGCTCGATTACGGTTACGGCAACCGGCGGAGTGAACTTTCAAGGCTCTTGGAACGCATCGACAAACACACCGACACTCACATCGAGCGTCGGCACGACTGGCTTTTTCTATATCGTCAGCGTTGCGGGTTCAACGAATCTCAACGGTGTAACCGACTGGGAAATTGGGGACTGGGCGATCTTCGGCACTAGCACTTGGACGAAAGTCGATAACACCGATAAGGTGTCCAGTGTGTTCGGTCGCGTCGGTTCCGTCGTCGGGGTTTCCACAGATTATAGCTCTGTCGGTATAACGAACACGGCGCTCGGTGCAAGTAATCCTTCGACCGTTGCTGCGACTACTCTCTCATCGAGCAGCACAACAATTCTGAACGGCACGACGATTCCAGCAAACAAAACGCTCGTCGTTACGACTGACAAGCTCTCGGCTTTAGCGGCGACAACGTCAGCGGAACTTGCTGGCGTAATCAGCGACGAGACGGGCAGCGGTGCGCTCGTGTTCGCAACTTCTCCGACCTTAGTCACTCCAGCCCTCGGCACACCTTCTGCGCTCGTTGGAACTAACATCAGCGGGACGGCGGCAAATCTTACCGCAGGTAGTGTTAGCACGAACGCGAATCTGACCGGCGTTATCACCTCGGTCGGCAACGCAACCTCAATCAATTCGCAGACCGGCACAGGCAGCAAGTTCGTCGTCGATACTTCTCCGACGTTAGTGACTCCAAATCTCGGAACACCTTCGGCAGTTGTGCTTACAAATGCAAGCGGAACGGCAGCGAGTTTGACCGCTGGCAACGTAACCACGAACGCCAACCTCACAGGAGACGTAACTAGCGTGGGCAATGCCACTTCGATTGCTTCCGGCGTGATCGTTAATGCAGATGTAAACGCAGCAGCGGCCATTGCATATTCTAAACTTAATCTTGCAACTAGCATTGTCAACGCAGACATCAGCGCAAGCGCGGCCATCGTTGACACAAAACTTGCAACGATCTCGACGGCATCGAAGGTCAGCAACTCAGCGACGACGGCGGCGAGCGCAAACACCGCATCCGCAATCGTTGCTCGCGATGCGTCCGGCAACTTTAGCGCCGGAACAATTTCAGCGGCACTCACAGGTAACGTAACCGGCAACGTCAGCGGATCATCCGGCAGCACGACTGGTAACGCGGCAACCGCAACGGCTCTCGCGACTAGTCGCACGATTGCGATCACAGGCGATCTGGCTTATACCTCACCGAGCTTCGATGGCAGCGGGAACGTCACGGCGGCAGGAACGCTTGCCTCCGTAGCCAGCGCAGGAACGTCGGGCGGCAGCACCGCTATTCCAGTCGTAACGATCAACGCCAAGGGCTTGACGACCTCGATCACGACTGCGGCGGTAATTGCTCCGGCTGGCACGCTTACCGGCAACACGCTGGCGTCAGGTGTCACGGCATCGTCGCTGACCTCGCTCGGCACGATTGCGAATCTAGCGGTCACGGCGGGAACGATCTCTGGCACGCCTAGCGCATCGACTGACATAGCGAATAAATTATATGTCGACACCGTCGCACAGGGTCTAGACGCGAAGGCAAGTTGCATCGCTGCGACAACGGCGAATATCACGCTGAGCGGGACGCAGACCATCGACGGCATCTCGGTCATCGCCGCTGATCGCGTGCTGGTTAAGAATCAAACGCTCAGCCAGAATAACGGCATTTACCTCTGCGCTGCTGGCGCGTGGACGCGCACGACCGATGCGGATACTTGGGACGAACTGACCTCGGCTTTCACGTTCATCGAGACTGGCACGGTCAACGCCGACACAGGCTACGTCTGCACCGCGAACGCTGGCGGGACGCTCGGCACGACGGCATTACCTTGGTCACAGTTTAGCGGCGCGGGATCATACACGGCATCGACTGGGCTTACGCTCACTGGCACGGTGTTTTCGCTCACGGCTCCAGTCACCGTTGCACTAGGCGGGACGAACGCGACCAGCGCAGGAATCGCGGCGTTTAATAATATATCAGGCTTCACGGCTGCGGGTGCGACAGGCACAACCTCGACCAATTTAGTTTTCTCGACCTCGCCGACGTTAGTTACGCCAGCACTTGGCACGCCGTCATCGGCTACGCTTACAAACGCGACAGGTCTACCGCTTACGACAGGCGTGACAGGAACCTTGCCAGTCGCCAACGGCGGCACAGGAGTCACGACCTCCACAGGCACAACAAACGTAGTGCTGTCAGGCTCGCCTACAATCACCACCCCAGTGATTGCCCAAATCAACGACGCGAATGGCAACGAGACGCTAAAGCTGGCCTCGATTGCCAGCGCGGTGAACGAGGTGACGATAGAAAACGCCGCTACTGGCAACGCCGTCCACATCACAGCCACAGGCGGGGACGCTTCAATTGGGCTGCATTTAGCTGGCAAGGGCGCGTCAGGCTACGTCAACGTGCAGGACAGCACAGATGCCACAAAGCGCATCATGTTCAACGCTGCGGGTGGCACGACAAACACGCGCACAATGCTGAGCAGCACGCAGACCGTCGATAGGACTCTTTCATTGCCAGACGCTACGGATACATTGGTTGGCAAAGCCACTACTGACACGCTGACTAACAAGACGCTTACAAGTCCGACAATGACTGCGCCAGTTCTTGGCACGCCAGCCAGCGGCACGCTAACCAGCTGCACGGGTCTGCCTATCAGCACGGGCGTTTCGGGTCTTGGCACGGGGGTTGCAACGTTCCTTGCTACGCCTAGCTCGGCCAATCTTGCTTCCGCAATCACCGACGAAACGGGTTCTGGTGCGCTGGTGTTTGCGACCAGCCCTACGCTAGTCACGCCCAACATCGGCGTAGCTACAGGGACATCGCTAGCGGCGGCTTTGAACGGCACGCTGGGAGCGACCACGCCTAGCACGGTGGCGGCGACGACGATAAGTGCAACTGGTTTAATTTTTAGCACAGGGGATGCCCAATTTGGAAGTGCGTCAAAGATGATATACCTTCGCACTCTTTCTGGGGTCAATCGAATTGACAGCTACGATAACCCAATCACGGCAACGGTTCCGTTGGCAATTAACGCCTCAACCTATACGTTTAATGTTTCGGATGTATCTCGCGGCACGCTCACCTCCACTGGCCTAAATTCATGTGCCATCGGAGCGACCACGCCGTCCACGGGTGCTTTCACGACTTTGTCGGCCACGGCAGCAATCAGCGGAACCGCTAACGGTAGCGCATTTTCTTTTACTCCGACAACGCAAAGTTCATCGTCTTACATAACGTGGAATAACACGGGTGGCACTTCTTATCTTGGCGTAGAAAGCAGTGCAGGGGGCAACATTATTACAGGTTCGACAGCTTATGGTTTGTCGCTTTGTTCGGCAACTTCTCGTGACTTATTTCTTGGGGTAAATGCTGGAACAAAAATTGCCCAATTAAGCACCACTGGCCTCGCGGTCACAGGGATGGCAACAGTTACCTCAAGTGGAAGTGTTGCAACTGATGTTGCTCAAACTGCAATTAAAGCTTCTGGTCAATATGGTGGCGGCATTGCTTTGATAGACACTAACTATGCAGGATTTTACGCGCAATCATCGGGTGCAGACCTTCGCATTTACACAAATGTTGCAGCTGGTAATGCGGTTGCAACAGGTCTAAGAGCCTCATTTTCTACCACTGGCCTCGCGGTCACGGGCGCGGTAAGTGCCACGACAGATGTTAAAGCTGCTGTTTACGGTTATTTTGGCTCTGCTGGTGTTGCGCCAAGCGCGTCAAACCCCGGATTTGCGTTTTCAAATCCGTTGAACGTCAGCGCAGCTAGTTGGTCTGCGGGGGTAGCAACAACATCATTAACCCTTGTTAATGTTTACAACGGTAACGGTGTCGTTGGCACGGTTGTTACTAATGGCTCAACTACTGCATGGAACATTACATCAGATGCGAGGTTAAAAACTAACCTTAGAGACATTACAAATTCTAGCGTTATAATTGATGCCTTAAAACCACGACGTTTTGATTGGCTAACATTTACTAAAGAGAAAGATGATTACGGTTTTGTGGCGCAAGAAGCCTATGAAGTATATCCCAAGATGGTTACGGTGGG